TTGTCATCCAAAGCCACTCCCGCCATCAGATACGTTAAAAGTGCGTTGGGGACCACGCCCGCGGTGCCCACCACGTTCGGAACCACGTTGTACATCGACAACAGATCGCGGTCGATCTTGTTGGCTACGACAGCAATTGCCGGCTTCAGAATACGGTCGCTGAAGTCATCGATCGACAACGCCATTTCAGCCGATGTGAACGACATATCCACACCGAATTGCGTGGTGAGAGACAGCGGCACACTGGTCTCGACTACATCTTCGATCGCGCAGGTTCTACCAACGCGACCAATATACTTCGGGGGCTTGCGGATATTCAGGACGCTGCCGATCTTCGCTCCGCTGCGAGCGAACTCATCGGCATACGTTCTGCGTATTTGCTTTGCAAAACAGAGGTTGTTTTCAAGTACACGCGCAGCTTCGCGTGTAATCATGCTCATGGTCAAGAGCGTGTTGCCTGCCATCTATACTCCTTCTGCCTCCCGGCAGTAGTGGTTACGGTTATTCGGTTCGCTAGACGTCTATCATCCCGACAGTCGCCTAGCGTTGCTTCCGCGCTTTGATCTCCCGCTCGCGGGCCCGCTTGTAGTCCTGGTAAGACAACTCGTCGAGCGAACGGGTGACCCGTGTTCCCGAGGCGCTTTGACCGACCGGCCGGATCGGCGCGGGCGCATCGGAGGCTACCTTGCGCGGGGCGGCCGCCTGAGACTTGATCGATCCTCGAAACTCGCCCAGAGCAGAAATCGCCTCCAGCGCATTCGGGATCTCGACGATCCGTTGGAACTCTTCCGGTTGGCGTGCCAGCTCGTAAGCCAACTTCGCCCCGTTCGGGTCCCTCTTGATCGCCGCTTCAATCCACGGCGGCATAATGATGTGCGATACGCTCTCAAACGTATCCTCGAAATCGGCAACGTTCTTTCGCAGTTCCCCGATCCCCTGGTACCAGCGCTGGTCAATCTCCTGCTGCGCCTTCTGCTCCTGGTACTGGCGTTGCGCCTCGACCCGGGATTTCAGCTCCTGCTCGATCTCCTGGCGTGCCTCGTAGCGGATCACCGCCCGGTTGTAGGCCTCGTAGTCGTTGGGGTAATCCTCTGCCTTCGGAGGTGCCGGCTGCTGCTGCTGTTGCGGTGGTGGCGGTGCATAACGCTGGCGCTCGGCCTCGAGCTCCCGGATGCGTTGCTCGCGCTGCTCATTCTGGGCCTGTAAGCGCTCGATTTTACGCTGAAACCCACCCTTTGGCTTCTTCTGTTCCGCAGCCGGCTTATCGAAATCCTCTTCATCCGGCTCCTCGGGTTCTTCCTCCTCGGTATCGGGGTCCTCAAGCGGAACCGGAGTAGGTTTCTGCGCCTGCTCTTCAGGCGGCGCTTCGATGCCGGCCGCGGCGTTGACCGCTTCCTGGCTATCGGTAGTGCTGGATACGACTAATGACATAAGTACCTTTAGTGGCTATTTGCTTTTAACGAGATCCAGATAATCCTCTAAGACATCAGGTGGAATGGACTTGCCCTCGGCTAAGGCGCGTTCGATAGCGGCTTTATGGGTGACGCCTTCAGGCATTACCTGCCCTTCTCCTATCGGTCTGTTATGCGTCACGGATACCCAGACTTTGGCTTTTTTTCTGCCTGTATCCCGAAGTGCCGCGGACCTGTGATGGCCTTCCTGAATCTTGATATTTCCCTTCTCGGTTTCAACTGCAGTCAGTGGCGGCGGCTCGTGCCCTTGCTGAATCCAGTCCACATACTTTTGGGTTGTCTGATTACGCGGGCGTCCTTCAGTGAAAATCAGGCGAGGGTCATCCAGATCATACTCGCGTAAATGCATCAACTCGCCTGATGAATCGATTCCCCATGACCCGACATCATGATGCGTGATCTCAGGCGGCATCGTTTCCGAGGCACGATTACGGAGTGCTCGCTCATGCATCTCTGCTTCGCTGTATCCGCCCGCCAGGTCTGCCAGCGTCTTTCGTCGCGGCAATGTCGCGCTATGCCCGATAAGCTCCGCTTTACGTACTTGCCAGGGGTGCGCGGCTTTAACCATACCGAGCAGGGAAAGCGGAATCCCCGCATCCTGCTCCGGTCCGCTGGTTGCCAGCATCGCCATATCCAGTAATGATGTTGGCGGAAGCGTAGGCTGTATCCCCTGCTCCGAATACAGCGATCGGATCTCCCGCGGAGACATATTACGGCGCTCACCCGTCTGCGGCACGCTGCCAGGAACACTGGCAGGAGGCCCGCCCAGTCCTTGTGGCAGCTTCGGAGCAGGTAAATCCGGCAGGTCTAACGGAGAATTCGATTCATCTGCAATCACCTTGCCCTGGGAGTCGATTAGCCGCTTCCCGTACCAGCGCGGCGAATCCGGCAGCGCATATACCGACTGGCTCGAGAACGTCGGGTGATTCGGCAGCTTGTACGTGTCGGGCCAGTGCCCTCGTTCGTCAGGGGCTGCACCCGGGTTGGCTTTCCAGAGACCACGCATGTCGTAGTCTTCATTCCACCCCGGTTCGAGCCTCACCTGGTTGCGCTTCGCCCAGTCCTGAAACTGAACCTCCTGCATCGGTTCAAGCTGCGTTGGCGAGAGATACTCGACATCCAGCATGTGCTTGCCGTTGCGTGCCAGCAACAGGCGGATCTTCTCCGCATCGGTGCCGGGCAGCAGGTCCGGGTTCTCCTCGCCGGCCACATAGGACAAGATTTCCTTGTCGTCGTAACCGGCCTTCCGGGCACCCGCAACATCAAAAGCAGGCATGTCTTCGCTTTAGCGCCTCAGTCTTCCCGTTCAAACGCGGTCAACGGGGCCAGTAGCTCATCAAATTCGCCGGTTTGAGCCTTCCGATGGATTTCCGCCACCTCTTCACAGGTACACAGCGTAACTGTGTCAATACGGCAAATAATCTCCCATGCAATCCGTTCCCGATCTTTCCGGCTCATCAGTCTCCTCGCTCAAACGCGGTCAGCGGGGGACGCGGCGGGCCGTTCTGTTTCATCTTCTCGGCTACCAGGCGAGTCTCCGCATCGAGTTGTGCGATCGATTCCTGGCTGTCGATCTTGCTCTCCGTAGTCGCTACCGTCACCCGGTTCTTCTGACTGTCACGGCTCTGGTCACTCGCGAGTTTCTGCTCGAGCATCGCCATCTTGCTCTGAATCTCGCGCATCTGCATCCGTTCGCTCGCGTCCATCTGAATCTTCTGAACGTTGAGCGCTTCCGTTGCCTGCTGCAACGCCTCGTTCAGTTGCTGGTTCTGTTGCTGTAACTGGTTGATCTGCTGCATCGCCGCAGGTGGCAGTTGCTCTTGGCCTTTAGGTGGGATATTCGGCGGTCTCACCCGCTCCGCAATAGCGTCTGAAAGTGGCCAGTCTTGCGACTCGACATACAGATCGGCGTATTGCGGGACGAGCTCGGGCGCGACTTGAGCAAACCCCAGCATGCCCTCCCGGCTTTCCTCGCGCTTGGTCTTGTACGAGGGGCCCACATCGGCCACCACGTCGTAACGGCCCAGCCCCAGATCGTATATCCGCTGAATGCCCTGGTCATCGAAATACATCCCGACCGGGACCTGCTTCTCCGTATTATCCGAACCGATTATCCGAATAACCCGCCCGGGCCTGTCATATATTTTCGGGATTAAATCGATTAATACCCGGGTCTCGTGGGTAATCGCAATCGCCAGGTTATCGCTGTAGTGATAGTTCGCGACATCGCCCTGCAGTTGCCTCGCCTTGATAGCTACCCCGGTGGTCTCGTTGGAGCGGTTCCCCAGGCTCGCATCGTACACGCCCGTCGTTGCCTTGAGGTGATCCACGGTCTGCATCTGCGCCACCGTGATACTCTGCACGGGCGGCTCGTACACCTGCCGCTGCGGCGGAGGCACCATCTCCTGCCCTACGCTCTTCGGCTTGTACTGCAGGTACGCGAACGTCTTGCTGTTGGCCTGTGCCCATTCCTTCTCGTGGTTCTCGATCTGCCCTTCCGCCACGATGAAAGGAGCCTTCGGGGCCAGCGCGATAATCTCGGTCTTCGCACTTTCCCAGTAATTCAACATCCGCTGGGCATCCTTCGCGTGCCGCACCATGCCTACCATGCTGACCTTGCCATCAACGTCGTACTCTTCCCCCACCACCCCGATCAGCGGGATGTACTTACCGGGCCACTCGGCCTGCTCAAGCACCTTCTCGCCATTAATAACGGACCACTCCACATACGGCACGTCGACCGTGCGCTTGCGAATTACCGGGACGCCTTCCGGGGCTTCCTTAAGCGGCAGGATCGTACCGTCCTGGAGCATCACGATCGTTTCCTGGCGCGTGTGCCGGCAGAAATACTCCGCTATCCTGATGCCGCCTTCCCAACGCCATATCGGGGATCCATCGCCATGCGAGCGGTAATCCTCGGCGCTCGAGAGATCCTCATCGGGGTAGCGTTCCTTGTACGCATCCTCGGTCAGGTCCTCGACAATGAAGGCGTACTTCGCGTCCGAGTAATCCGGCTGCTGGCAGCTCGGATCCATGTACACCGTCTGCGGATTCTTGATCCTCTGTGTGTAGATCTCCTGATCGAAGGTGTTCCCCTCGACATACTTGGTGACGATCCGGTACCACCCGCGCCCGCACACCGCGGCATAGAACGCCGCATAGCTTCTCGCTGCATCCGCGTTGCTCTGCGTCTCGATGTGCCGTAGCAGCCCCTGCAGCACCTCGGCCGTCTTCTGGTCCCCTTGTGCATCTACGGGTGATACCTTGGGCGCGGCCTTGAGCTGCTTGAGGTTATTCGATACCTGATGGACGAACTGCGGGAGCCGGTTGATCGTGAGGCAGGGACGGTGATCGAGCTTACGATGAGTGGCGATTTCCTGGACCCACTGGTCCCCGTCGTAGAATTGCAAGTCGTCCAAAGCGAGCTTGCGGTATTCCGCTTCGTACACGCTGACCAGATCAAACCGGGCTCGCGCCGTCGCCAGGAAATCTTCACTGTCCTTCTTAGAGGGCGCGGTTTTCCCAGGCAAGCCCGGGAGTAGCGCTTGCGCGGTCGCGTAGTCCGACATGTGAGGGTGGGTTTACTTCTTTGATTTACGGGCGGAGTTTAATGCCACTGCGATGGCCTGATCCTTACGGACTATGGGCGTTCCCGAACTGCTCTTCAGATCGCCCGAGGCGAACTCGTCCATCACCTTCGCTACCTTTGCCTTTGCCGCGGGTTTCTTCTTCGGTCTGGCATGTAACGATTCTTCACTGCACGCTGTACACATTCCCATAACAATCCCCCTTAACTCATCCATCCGGTCGATGCGTAACTGCGCTCCGGCGTCAGGTACTCACGGTCTTCATCCTTCACCGCGGTAGACTTCGTTTGAATCACGTTGTGCAGCTCGACACAAACATACCTAAGCGCGTCCATCAGGTGGTCGCGGGCCTTCACTACCTTCCCACGTTCATCCCGACGGTACAGACGCAGTTCACTCAACGTGTTTGCCAGCGAGGGGAAGATCTTCAGCCGACCCGAGCTCATCCGCGTCATGACGTGGTAAATCCCGCTCTCAACGGCGTTGTCCGCAGGCGTTAGGTCTAACCCCAGATCGGTGTACATCTGCAGCAACTCCCGCCCATCGATCTGCCCCCGGCCTCGTGCCGCGGGATCGATCGCGCCCCGGATCCACTTGCCCCTCGACTGAATCGCCTGCACATGCACCACGGGTTCAGCCTCTCCCCGGTAATGCTCGCTGTAGCAGTAGAGCACGTCCGTATCCCGGTTCAACGCGCACCACACCACCGCAGTTCGGTTCCACCCGACATCCATGCCATACGCACGCGGCCAATGATCCGGAATCGGCATCTCCGGCACCACCAGGTCCGACTCCGCTATCGGATATATCGCGCCTGAACCGAGCGATGGAATGCCCTTGCTGCGGGCCTCGCGCTGGTAGGCAGGGATCGACTCCCACAACTCATCCTTAGCCTGCTGAGTTAAGTGGCTTACGTCGTCCCACGTTGCATGAAT